GGACTCTGGTCTTCGTCGCCGCGCTTCCATCGATAGGTCTGGCTCATGGTGTGATCCTCGTGATCGTGATATTTGCCGGCACTCCGCGCGCAATAGCGGCCTCGGCGGTGATCGCGCTGCACCCGCCTCCAGTCGTGCAAGTGCACTCCGTGGTATCGACCACGGTAGAGAGTGAGTAGACGCTAGACGGGTTGGTCTCTGTATACAGATTCCAACCGATGCAATCAAGGCCATCCTCCGGGGCAGTACCTGGAGCCTTGCGGTATTGAATGGCCGAGATGAGCGTGGAACTCGACATCGTGATCGTAGCTCGATCGAGCGTCAGCACTCGCGATGCTCCCTCGTTCGTCGAGGTCGAGTACAGCCTCGGATCGTGGCATCCTCGGTAGTACGCGGTGATCGTGTTCGAGATGTTGAACGGCCCGCCGAGGTTGCCCAGCGTGTTCTGGTCAGTCCATCCTCGGGTGTAGAACTGCGCCCAGACGGTGAACTGTATCTGTACCTCGGTCTGACAGCAGCAGGAGGTGCCACACGCTCCGCATCCGGCCTGCGCGAACATGAGACTTCCGGTGCATCCTCCTTCGGTCGCATCCGCCGAAGCGCAGGCGTTCGACGCGCGCGTGCGATGGCGGTACACGCATTGCGCCGTGTTGATCGTCGGACTTCCGGTCGGGCCGTTGCTGCTCGAAGTGAGCGAGGCGACCCATCCCGAACCTGCGCCACCCACCCAGGTGAACCGCAGCGTCCCGGCCGTCGAGTAAGTATCTCCTACCGATAGACCGCCTTGTACATTCACGCCCTGAATCTGCCACGGATGACATGATGGCCCGCCGTAGAACTGCACACCGCCACCATCGCCCACGAGGATTCGACACTTCGCCGTGTCCGTGGTTGCGATGCAAGGGAATGTGTTGCCGGGCGAACAAGCGTGCTCGGTCGGATACTTGCAGTAGTTCGGATAAGGAACGAGGGTTGCGTGGATCAGGAGCGCGGTCTGATTGGTCAAATCAAAACCACAGGTCGTAGTCTCCTGCTCGACTCCGATGTCTTGGATATACGCACTCGCTGCTGTGAGGGTGGTGAGCGTGTCCTCCTCGCAAAAGAAGTATGGGACTCCCGTAACACATTCACCGACACCGCCGCTCGTGCACGGCTTCGAGGATTGCTGAAACGCTTTCCGAGCGCAATAGAGGCCATTGATCTCGCCGTCTGGCCCGATTCCGCCTACAACATCGCCGACGACTACCTGCACATCGTTGCATCGCGAACTGACCTGCACCTTCCCCGTACTGCCGGGGAAGGCGATCTCATAGATGAACTGCGAACCGCCGACAGGGTTGTAGCTCGAAGTGACCGGATCACATGAGCACGGCGAAGCGACGCAGCAGCACGCCCGCGACAGGTTCAGCATGGCTTACTTCTTGAGCCACTTCGAGAGCAGACCGAAGTGTCCGACGATGAAGCCGCCGACGAGGCAGAGGCCACACGCCCAGACCGAGCCGAGGAACGATTCAACGCTTGCGAGCACCATGTGTAGATCCTTTCTTGCGATTCTTCCGAACGGGTTGAGGTGGCGCGGTGCGCCGGAAAGCCTCGTCGAACATCCTATCGCGCTCGCGCATCTCCCACACCCGAGCGCGTGCGCCGTCGCCTCCGACCTCGATCAACTCGGCCGCGAGTTCGGCGTTGCGACGCTCCGCCGGCGTGATGAGGCCGAGCCATCCCCGGATGAACTTCCCGAGGCCAAGATGCCACACGAGGAAGGCGATGCCGGCGATCGAGAGCGCGAGTAGGCCGTAGGTCACGACCTCGGCCCACCACGGCGTGATATTCGTCGTGCCCATCAGGTAGACCTGCACGGCATCGACGAGGCCGAGTATCTGCTCCTGCTCCACGATGCCCCCCTCGGCTTGCGTGCGGATCACCGGGATCGACGGCTCCGGCTTCCAGGTCTCCTCGTGGATCGTCTCGAACCGACGGCCGCTCGACCTCGCGAGCGTGCCGATCTCGTTCGAGGATCGCGCGATCTTCTCCGTGGCCGTCGAGCACCCGGCGAGCACGGCGCACACGATTGCGAGCGCGCGCATCATGGCTCCTCCGGCTCGACGAAGTCCTTGCCGTTCCATTCCCAACCGATGCCGCACGCTTGGCCCTCGGCGAGTTGGATCGCCTCGCTCCCGACTGGGGGCGACCACGACGATCCGCCGTCCCAGAGGATCAGATTGTCCACGATGCCGCCGATCACGATCGCCCACCGCATAGTGCCTCCGTCAGTAGTAGGTGACGAACACGACCAATCCGCCGCCGCCCGCGCCGCCTGCGCCGCTCGCGTAGCCGTTCTCGCTCGCGGCACCGCCTCCACCGCCACCGCCGTAGGAGCCGCCTGCGCCGCCTGCCTGCCCCGCCTGCGCGAGTCCCGAGCCGCCACCGCCTCCGCCCGTTGCGACGATGCCGTTCGAGAATCCGGCGAGCGGGTTCTCGGGATCGTCCGTGTTACCGCCGAGAGCGGTCGAGCCGATGCGAGCCGTGCCCGAGCCGTCGCCGCCGAAACCGTGGAGGTTCGCCGATGAGATGCCGGCACCGCCGCCGCCGCCACCGCATCCCTTCGCGTACACGGGCGAGGCTACGCCGTTGCGCGTGCCGCCGGCACCGCCCGCGCCGCCGTCGAATAGTCCGCCAGTCTGCGCGGCTCCCGCAGCACCCGCGCTCGTGTTACCACCGCCTCCGAGGTTGCCGCCGACCGCCCGACCGTAAGTACCCGGCGAGTCGCCGAGTCGAGTCGTGCCGCCGTTCGTGCCGCCTGCTCCGCTCGTGTTGTCGGCCGTGCGCGATGCGCCGCCAGTTCCGCCGGCCCCGATCGTCACGGAGATCGTCGCGGGAAGGTCGGCCGCGTTCCATGTGGTCTCGGTCACGGCCGCGCCACCGCCTCCACCGCCACCGCCTCGAACGCTCGACGCGGCACCTCGACGGCCGGAGCCGCCGCCGCCGCCACCGCCGACCATGATCGCGTAGACGATCTTCGCGCCCGCCGGCTTCGTCCAAGTGCCGCTCGATGTGAACGCCTCGACCTTGGCCTTGCGTCCATCGATGCGCGCGATCGCCTGCGTCGTGCCGTTGTCGGTCTCGACGAAGAGCGCGCCGTCGTAGTAGTTGATTGCGATCTCGCCCTGCGCGAGTTCGCCCGTGGTCGGCTCCTCGCCAGTATCGCCGCTGCGCTTGTGCTTGATGATGTCGGCCATCAGGTGGCTCCGTACTCGCCGCCGTCGAGTTCCTGCACCAGTCCGGCGGGACAGGTTCCCGTGATCGGATTCGGCGCGCAGAACTCATACGCGAGGCTACCGTCGGCCGCTCGACGCATGACCATCTCGACGATCACATTGTCCGGGATCGGCCCGAAGAAGAATCCTTGAGCCGTGTCGAGTTCGAGCGATGCCACGGTGTAGCCGTATGCGTTGGCAGTCGTGTTCCCGATCTCTAGGATGTTGACGGCGAAGTCGGTCGAGGTCGTGCCGCTCTTGTAGTTGTCTGGGAAACCAGTCGCATACGAGGTATTTGTTGATCGACGAACCTCCTCCCACGAGTACTTCCATCGCGCTCGGCCGGCCGTCGCGATCGCGTTCCCGGTGATCCGTGCCGGGAACCGCTTCTCACGCTGCGCGTAGTCCTCGCCCGTGCGATCGACGCGGCGCGAGTTCTGCACCGCGCCGTAGATTTCGCCCCAGGTTTCCGGGGTGAGTGCGCCTAGTCCTTTGCTGATCGTCGGCTTCATCAGGAGATACCGGGAAGGGTCGCGAAGTTCGAGGTGCCGGGGAACGGTTGACGAGCGTAGACCGCCGCCGCGTATCCGCTCAAGAGTTCGGGATCGCCGTCGGCCGATCGCTTCGGCACTTGGCGAAGGTGAGCCGCGCCGTCCCAGACGAAGGTATAGGTGACCTCGTAGAGGTCGATCGCGATGCGCGATCGGCGCACGCCCGTGAACAGGACATAGCCGGCCGTACCTCCGAGGAAGTCGTCCGAGTTGCGCGTGCCGATCATCGCGTTGACGGCCGATTGGTTCACGTTGGTGAAGTTCGTTCGCACCGTGTAGGTGAGTTCCTGCTGCACCACGAGTCCAGACACGGGAACGCCGGCCGCATCGACGCTCGCCCCGCCGATATCCGTCGTGAGACCGGGCGCGTTAAGGTTCATCGGAAGCGTCGCACCCGTGCGCCAGATATCGACGGCCTCGACGCGCGTACTCGACTCGATCTTCGCGAAGGTTTCTGCCGTCTCGCTCTGCGCGTCATCCGTGTACGAGGCCGTCGCCGTCCAAGTCTTACCGCCAGAGTCCTCGACTGGGGCATAGGACAGGTTCGAGAGTTTCGCGCCCGCCGAGATCCCGCCCGAGTATGACACGCCGAGCGTGTAGCCCGCGCCCGTGAGTTGAGTACGAGCGGCCGAGGCCGTGCCGTCCGAAACTTCCGTTACAATCAGATTCACGCGCGCCGACTTCGTGTCGTTCGCTTCGGTCTCCTCGATGCTCTTCACAATCACGGCCATAGGTCACCCCTTCAGGTCAGGACTGCCACGCCGCCGGCCGAGAGCGCGGCGTTGATCTTCTGTAGCTCGATCGTCTGCTTCTTCGCCTCATCGTAGATCCGCGCGTCGAACTCGTTCGCCTTCGCCGGCCCGTCGATCGACGGTTGCGATGTCGCCATCGCGCCCGTGTCGGCCATCTGCCGCATACGCGCCTGTTCCTCGATGGCACGATCGCGCGTCGAGGTCGTGTCGGCGAAGTCCGCTTGCATCCGGCCCAACTCCTCGATCATCGCCGTGAGTTCGGCCGTCGCCGTACCGTCGATTCCGACCGACAGTCCCTTGAGCGTGTCGTTGATCTTCGCCAGTTCGTCGGTCTGCTTCTTCGTCTCGTCGAAGATCCGCTTGTCGATGTCGATCGCGTCGCTCGTCGCGGCGATCTTCAGTCCGCCGATCGCGGTCGATACGCTCTCGGTCATCTGCTGTCGGCGAAGATCGTCCTCCATCGCCTTCGCGCGTGCGGCCTCGGTCGCGTCGGCGATGCTCGCCTCCAGGCGGGTACGCTCGTCGAGGAGCCGATTCTGTTCGGCCTCGTTGCGCTTGCGCTCGGCGACGGTATCCCGGAGATCCTGCACGGCCTTGAGTTGCTCGATCAGGTCGTTGGTCGCCGCAGCGTCGAGGCCAGCCGCCTGCGCCTTCATGCGGAGAATGTGCTCCTCGGCCGCCGCCTTGCCCATCGTGAGTTCGAGCATCTCGCGTTCGAGCGCGGCCTGCTCGTTCGCGATCGAGTCGATAGCGGACTGGAGCGCGCGGGCCTCCTCGGTGATCCGAATCGTCTCCTGCGCGATCGTGTTCTTCTCGCCGGCTGCGGACTTGGCGACCTTCTCGGCCTCGGCCTGCTGCTTGGCGAGGTTGAGCGCATCCTGCGCCGCCTTGATCCGGGCGATCACTTGCGGATCCTCGATGCCCGCCTGCTTGATCCGGCGGTCGAGGATCATCTCCTCGTAGTCGGCCGCCGAGAGCGTGAGCCGGAGCCGTTCGTCCTCGATGCCTTGCAGGATTGAGGCGACCGCCTGCTTCTGGGCCTCGGCCTCGGCCTCGCGCCGACGCTGCTCGGCGACCTTCGACACGAGGTCTAGTCGTTGCTGCTCAAGTGCAAGCGACTGGCTCGTCGATTCGGCGAGTTTCTTCGCCTCCTCTTCTTGGGCGCGCATCGCACTCTGGATCGCGTACTGCTGCTTGAGATTCGCTTCGAGTTCGTTGAACTTGGACTCCTCGATCTCGCCCAGGTTGAGCGACATCTCGGCATCGCGCAAGCCTTGCTCGGCCTTGCGGACGGTCTCCTCGGCTTTAGCTCGATCACGCGATGCGTCCGCGAGCGTCTTCTGCGCTGCGGCGTTCGCGGCGATCTCATCCCGGAGGTCGCGCTCTCGTGCGATCTGCTCCTCGGTGAATCGGATGCCGTCGCCTCGTGCGTTCAGAAGAGCCTGAAGTCCCTTGATGTCCGCCTCGATGCCCTCGGACTTGGCCTCGGTTCGCTCGCGCTCGGCGCGAATGTTCTTCAGCGATCCGAGCACCTCGTCGATAGCCGCCTTGGTGCGAGCCATACTCGCCTCGATGCGAGCATTCGACTCGGCGACGCGAGCCTCGGCATCCGAGACGAACTTCTCCATGATCGCATATAGGCCCGCCATGCCCGCGATGATGAGACCGATCGGCCCGAGAGCCGTGTAGAGCGCGGCTCCGATCGCTCGTCCGGCCGTCGCGGCTCGTGCCGCCACGCCCGTGAGCGTCGCGTCGAACTTAAGCGCGCCGGACTTGATCGCCTCGAACGCCGTCGAACTAGCCGCCGGCAAGCCTTGGAAGCCCGCCTTGATCCGACCGAACGCCGTCGAGGCGAGCGTCGGGAGCGACGAGATCGCCGGCCCGATCTTCGAGAGCGCGCCAGTCGCGGCCGTCGCGCCCGAAGAGAACGCCGAGGACATCGAATCGCGGAGAGCCGCGAACCGGGGCGGGATCGTGCCCGTGAAGTCCCGCACCTTGCCGAGCGCGGCCGTGATCGCACCGCCCTGCGCCTTCGTCACGGTCGCCGTCTGGACGATCGCCTCCTCGATGCGCGATGAGCCGAGCACGATCGCATCGGCCATATCGACCGAGCCGCTCGAGAACGACGCGCGAGCCTTCGCCATCTGGGCCTCGACGGCTCCGCCCATCGAGAGGATCGGCGAGTTCGTGATCGTGCTCCCGAGGATGTCGATGTCGCCCGTAGCCTGCTCGCGTGCGCTCCGGATCGCCTTCGCCACGCCTTCAATCGGCGCGAGATCGATCGGAGGAAGGACGGTCGGGTCGATCGCAGGAGCGACCGTAGCCGCCGCCGCTGCGACCGGAGCGGCCAACTTGGGAGCCTCGATCTTCATCCCGGCGAGCGCGCCGGCCTGCCGTTCAAGTGCCGCGATGCCCTCCACGACCTTCGGGATCTGCTTCGTCCCGATCTGCACGAGGTCGCGCATCTGGAATATGAACGAGGGATCGATGCCGAGTTTCGCGAGCGTGGTCGAGAGGGCGTTGACCGCTCCATCCATCGCCGCCAGGTCGCGCTTGGACTTGCCGACGAAGCCGTTCAGAGCGGCGAACCCGCTCTGGAGTCCGTCTGCGTTGACCTTGAAGTTGACGAACAGGTCGCCCGTGTTAGCCACTCTTCGAGCCTCCTAGTGCCTTGAGCATAGCGATCCAAGCCTCCGGCCCCTTACTCTCGGCGGCAGGAGACTTCGGCAACCACGGCATGAACTCGGAGACCTTCGCGGCCGCGCTACCCGGCTTGCGGTGCGCGTTCACATAGAGCGCGGCAAGCATCGCGAAACCGTAGTCGGTGCGGAATCCGCCGATCGGTTCGAGCGCGTCGTAGGCCATCCACTCGGTGAGCTCGCGCGAGGACACGCGAGACTCGACCTCGGCGACCGTCATCCCGAGCGCGAGCGCGAGGCGGAAGAGGAACCGCCGGCACGCTCGCTCGGTCAGTTTCCCGTCATGCTCTCCACATCCTTCGCGCCCATCCCAGAGAGCCTCTGGGCGACCTCGAAGAGCGGGTCGATCACGCGAGCCGGGAGGCCCGCGACTTGCTCGACATCGCCGTCGGCGAAGAGCCGCTTGCCGTCTGCGTCGCAGATGCACCGGACGAGGAGCCGCGCGCGGAGGTTCACGAAGTTCATCTCGCGGTTAGTGCCCTTGCCGATGAAGCACGCGGCCTCGAACGAGTCGCGCTCGCCGGCCGTGAGGCCACGGATCGAGATCGGCTCGGCGATGCCGGGAATGGAAACCGCCTCCACGGGAATGGAGGCGGCGAGGGAAAGCACGAAGTCCTTGGATGCGGTCATGGTGTGGTGCTCCGAAATGTGCGAGGCGATCAGGTCGAGGAGGTAAAGCCGCCAGTCACGCGGACGGTGAGGTCGGCCTCGACCGCGCCATCGACTGCGGCCGAGACATTGAACGAGGTGACATAGCCCGAGAAGGCCAACTCGAAGCCGCCCGTGCCGGTGTTCGGGCCGAACCGGATCGCGAACTTTCGGAAGTCCGCTCCATTCGCGTAGGAGGACGGATTGAATGCTCCAGTCGATCCAAGAAGACCAACGGTGTATGACGGGGCGAAGAGCGTCACGGAGATCGTGCCGCTGTCCTTCGTACCGCCGATGAAGGACTTCACAGTTGCCGCCAGAGCCGAGGTATCGATCTCGGCGATCGAGATTCCGTCAAGCGAGAGCGACTTCACCTCGCCGAGATCGGTGTTCACCGTGCCTCCAGAGCCGGCGGTAGTTGCGTATCGAAGGACTGATCCGGGTGCGACGATTGCCATGTGTTAGCTCCAAGTGATTGCGGTAGTGAGCTTGACGCTAGCGGACGCGGTCACGGCCCCGTCCTGCTCGGCCGAGATCGAGAGGTTCGTGCAGATGCCATCGAAGGAAGCGTTGAGATCGCCTCCGCCGAATGCCACCACAAAACTCGAAGCCGTCGAATCGCCGCTCGCAGGGATCAGCGATGCAGAGAAGTCGGCATAGTTCGCCGGCGCGAAGAAGTCGATCGTGAGCGTGCCTGCTTCGAGCGCTCCCATGATGTACGCCTTGTCCGTGCTCGTGAGGTGCGTGACATCGATCTCGGTCAGGGAAGAACCGCCGACCGAGATGTTGGTGACTTCACCGACGGCCGTACCGCCGATGCTGACCGTCGTGTTGTATGAAGGAATCGCCATGTTCAGTACCTCGTTAGGAGTGCATCGAGACTACCTCTAGCGTCGCCAGATATAAACCGTGCGTGGCACCATCTGCGGGCGGTTGGTAGTCGGTCTGGATCGTCGAGACTCGGCTCGCCTTGACGGAAATCTTCAGGGTCGGCCCGGAGTAGAAGTCCTGCGACCAGTCGGCGAAGATCGCCTGCGCCTTCTGGGCGATGTCCACGGAGACCTTCTTGTCGAGCGCGAGGCAATGGAGCGACACGCTCGACCGGGTGAGGGTCGGCACGCCGGACAGGACGAGGTACGGCGCGCTGGAGTTCAACTCGTACACGATCGCCGGGAGCGACCCGTTGTCCTCCCGGAGTTCCGGGTAGATCCGCACCGGGTTCGTGCCGATGATCGAGGTCAGGCTCGCCGTAGCGGCGACCTTGGCCTTCATCGCGGTCTCGATGTTCCATACGGTCTGTGCGCTCACGATTGATCCTTACTGGGTGCGGACTTGATCCGGCCCCACTCGTTGATGAAGTCCGTGAA